TTAGTCAGTAGTGAAAAATATACAAAACCTAATAGAAAATCTTTAATACATGCATTAAATATATCGTCAAACAGATTACTTAGCAAAACATTAAATAATGCACTTATATCTAGAATAGAAGATATGAAGAAATTATATTTACACGATGTTGCAAAATTTGATAAAAATAATTTTTGTAAATTATTTAGTGAACAATGTAATGAATTTATAAGAAAGTATAATGATAGTGCTAATAATGCAAAAAGTAATAAGAGTTCTAAGAGTGGTGATGATAAATTACAAGAATTATTTCTGCTACGTTATATTTATCTAACTAATGAATCTATTAAAGAAACTAAGGCTCTGGCAGAACTTTTAATAAAAGAAGAAACAGCCAATCCTGATATATATAAATATTATAACAACTATGAAGGTGTAAATGACCCATTTATTGAACAAATTTTAACAAAAGAGGAAGATTTTAACGAATATAAAAAAACATATACACAAAAATATTTCAAAACAAATGATAAATATTTTATATTAATTGGCGAAGAGAATTTTTGGCAAAATAAAATGAATTCCGACATTTTTAAAGATAAACTAAAAATAGAAAAAATGTATTATTCATATGATACTAACCGAATTGTGTCTATGTTAAAAGAATATTTAATTAGATTAGGCTATACACAAACATTTATACCTACTAAAAGTAATATAGACCTAGTTTATTATAATAGTATTTTTTCAAATAATATATATTATAAAACACCTGCAAAAATTAAAAATGTTGTTTCTGAATCATCAACTTTAAATATTATACATAAAGATAAATTGTATTTAAATATGTGTAAATTTAATCCTGAAGAAAAACCATTAGATTGTATGGCTGCAAGTATTGTTGTATATTATACTGATCGAGACAAAGAAAACAAAATATCAAAGGAATATTTAAAAGAACATATTTTAGATCAATATCTCGGTAAATATGATAATACTATTACAGAAACAGAACATTATATTGTTCGTCCAGTTCAATTTATAGAAGATCCTAGATTCTCGGCAGGTGTTGGAGGGGGAATTATTATATTAAATTTTACTAATGACACACCTGACAATATTTTGCAATCTAAGAAAAATATATTAGCATTATTAGAAAAATATAAAAGTGTGATTATTTCTAAATTTATACATACTAGGACGTTTGACAAAAAAATAATTAATCTAAGAACAATTGTTTTTGCAAGTATTACTAAATTGGAAAAACAAGAACATTATAATCTACGAAGTTATTTATGCCATATTATGGAAATTATGAGTTCTGAAACTAATACAGATTCCCAATCTGCCATTACTAGCTATAATAATGTGAATACTCATTCAAATGTAGAGGACTTTAAAATATATCCTATGGATTTATTAAAACTTAAATTAATTACTGAAGAAGATGTTAAAAATTATAAAAAACAAATGATTAATATTATTAGAAAAGTAATGAATATTTTTAAATTAGAATGTCAAATATATAATGAAACTGAAAATGGTTTTATGGAATTAGGATTTGATTTTATGATAGGTTTGAATAATAAAATATATTTAGCAGAAATCAATACTGATATAGGTTTATTCGATTTCAGAAATTCTAAACAATTATTAACATCTCAATATAGTTTATATAATAATAATATGATGGATACAGTAATTCGTGGTATTATTGAACCTGTATTAATTACAAACAAATATATTAATAATTTTGATAATTTTGATAATGTTAATAATTTAGATGAATATGATGGATTTACTGAAATAGTAATATCTGAAAATTTAGAAAATGAGCGTGGAAGAGAAAATTGGCCAATAAAAGAAAAATTACCCATTAAAGAAGAAGAAAAACCAACAACAGGCAATTGGAGGAGCCAAACAACTTATAAATATAACAGTTCGTCATATAAAAGTTTTAATAGTAAAACTAAAAAAAAAAATCACACACAAAAAGTAGCCGTCAAACATCACACAATTGGCGAAACTCTCCCTACAAGACACCGGAAGTTATTACTGAGGAAGGGAATCAATTATAACATTAAAGCAAATAGTTGATAGCATCCACATATCACACATAAATTAAATCATATATAAAACCTTACACAAACCTAACCCAAATTGATATTTTTTCAAACTTTTATTTTATTTATTATTTATATTTTTTATTAAAATAACAACTAAAAATGATAAAACTGAAAATGATAAAAACTAAAAAAAAACAAAAATAAATTAATAAAAAAAATTGATTTTGTTTGCATCAATATTAAATAAATATTTAACACATTAAAACTTTTGTAATGGCATCTAACGAGTTTGTCTCACCTATTAGTGATAGTGATAGTGATAGTGATATTGATATTGATATTGATATTGATATTGATATAGATATCGATGATAATGAAAAAAATAATTCTGATAATCAAGAAATTGCGGATGAAATACAATTAAATAAACAATTAAAAGAGTTATTTAATGGTCGTGCAAATCATACAAAATGGGTTGCATTACTTAAATTATATAATTTTATATGTAAATGTGGTGGATTAATATTTGGCGGTGCAGCTCGTGATTATATAAAAAGAACATTAGCTGCAAAGAAATTTTATGAATATTGTATTCAAAATAAAAAGAATAGTAAAAAAGAATACAATAATAAATCATGCCATCCAGAGTCATTTGATGATAGAATACTTTTGCCAAATGATATTGATATATATATTAAGGAGAATGAATATGAAAAATTAATAAAGATGTTACATTTAGAATATTATGTTAAATCTATGAATGGAAAAGATGATATTTGTTATTTCTTCAATATAAATAAATTATTTACTGATGCACTTGAATATAAAAAATGTTATATAAACTTTTTAAAACCAACTGGTGATAAATTACTTAATTTACTTATAGGTGAAATTAGTAATGAATTAAATATTAAAATAGATTTTATAATTCTAAAAAAATCTTTTTATGAACATAAAGAAGCAAAAGATGGTGGCATACTTCATCCACCATTTGGTAATCCTGATTTTGATATTAATCAAATTGGTTTATATTTAGTTGATAATAATATTGAAATTAAAATATTTAACTCATTGCTTCGATTTTATTCACCTGATATATATAATTCGGTCGCTATAAATCCATTAGGAAATATAGAATCTAAATATAAAAGCCAAAAAGAAATATTTAGTAATATAGCAAATTCAATTGCTGTTCCATTATATCCAGATATTACACAAATTAGACTTGTGTTTGGCGAAGAATATAAACCACAAATAAATATTTGGAGATTGAGAAAAATTTTAGATAAAGGATATAAAATTAACAGTTATAAAACTCTAGGTTTATTAAAGCATATAAAATATACACCTGATGATTATATTCATACTAGTGAAGATAAATGTATAATTTGTTTGAATATTTTTAATAATGAAACTCAATGGTTTCAATTTGGATGTATATGCAATGTAAAAATGCATTTAGAATGTTATGCAAAATATATTAGAAAACCAATAATTATAGATAATACTATATCTTGTCCTTATTGTAGGTCTATTCATTACAATATTGAAGAATGTCCTTGTAAATTAATGAATTTTATGTCTTCATTAAGTCATCGAATTAAATTATTAACTGAAATTAATACTAATAGAAGTGATAAATGTTTTGATATTGATAATGGTATAATTGAAAATTCTTGTACTAAATGGTATTATAAATGTAAATGTTGTGATACATAGCCAAAATAATAGTTTTTTATTATTTATTATTTATTATTAATTATTATTTATTTACAACATAGTCTATAATTATTATATTGTTATAGAAATCCTTTAAAACACCAACAAAATTGGATAAAAGTTTGAAATGTTTTTATTATATTTTCTTTTTTGTTTTCACTTATGGTTATAGATATGTTTATAGATATGTTTATGATTATGGTTTTTTTCTTTGTTTCTAGTAGTAAGTAATTTGTAAGTAATTTGCAAGTTATTTGTAAGTAATTATTTATCATAATGCCAGATAGTTCTAATACTCTAGCAAATACAAAACCTGCAATATCGAATGATGTATCAAATGATGTATCAAATGATGTATCAAATGACGTATCTTATAACAAGAGGCAATTTTGGGAATATAAAAGATTATATGGAGGTTCTAGCAAAACTAAGAGAACACAACAAGTATCCGATAATAACACATCACAGACTCGTAAAGTATTCCATTTAGTAAATAATAAAGTTGCTACGGATAAAGATTTGGTTAAAAGATTGTCATCAATATATATTCCCCCAGCATATAAAGATATTGTAGTTGCAAAATCTGCTAATAATAAAATTCAGGCTATTGGCACCGATAAAAGAGGTCGGAGACAATATGTTTATAATAGTAATTATACTAAAAAACGCAATGATAGAAAATATGAAGATATTATGGAATTAGGTAAAAAAATTGGCATTATTGAAAAAGATAATGATAAAATGTTGGGGGATATTACAAAAAAAGAAGTAATGGATTGGAATATGCCAGATGATTATATACCAATTATAGTATATATGTTGCGGACATATCATTTTAGAATAGGTAATGAGCGTTATGCTAATGATAATAATTCATATGGAATAACAACATTACGCACAGAACATATAAAATGGGGTTCTGGTAATAAGTTTACTATTGAATTTATTGGTAAAAAAGGAATACTAAATCAGTTTAGTGATAATAATCCGATAATTGCTAAATTACTAAGGAAATTAATAGAAGGTTCAAAGCGGAAAGGACATGATGGTTTTCTTTTTAAATATAAACATGATAATCTTATTCATTTTATTACACCAGAACATATTCAAACTTTTTTTCAAGAAAAATACAATGCATATATAACACCAAAGATGTTTAGAACTTGGTATGGTAATTATCATATGTTAGTGTGTTTGCGTAATATGTTTAATGAAGGTAAATTGAAACCACGTTTGAAAAAAATGGAAAAGAATGAAATAATTAAGGAATGTAGCGAACATGTATCTAGCAAACTAAATAATACACCTACCGTTAGCAAACAATCTTATATTGATAATAAAATTTTAGAACTAGTAATGAAAAATCCTTATCGATTAGCTAGTAATATCCCAGATGGGAGTATAGGACAACATCAATATTTATATAAGATTATAATGAAATTAAGACATAGTTAAAATGATTTATATTTGATTTATATTGATTTACATTTTATATTTTTTTTCTAATAATTATATAACTAACTTAACTATAATTATATAACTTTAATTATAAAATTATTATGAAAAAATATAAATCTAAAAAATATAATAAATCTAAAAAATCTAAAAAAAAAATAATGTAAATGTAAATAACAAAAAATTAATAGGAGGTTATGTTATACAACCAGTAATGCAACCAGTAATGCAACCACAATATATTAGTCAATTATCACAACAATTTGATTATGATAAATGTAAAGCACAAATCACAGCCTATAAAATTAATCCTAAAGCAGGAATAACATCAAAATGCACTAAATATAAGCATATTGTAAGCATAGTTTAAGCTTTACCTAGCCTAACCAAGGATTTGCTTGAATACATCTATAATTTATAAATGCTAGACCATATAATACTAATATACATCCAGTATTCTTATCACCCTCAGTTTCACCATTGGAAACTAATATATTGATTATGTCTAAAATTTTATCTAGCAGTGTATATTTATCACCTCTAGAAATCATTATATCGTGAAGATTTTGAAATAAATTATGTTGTTTAGTAATTTTAAATCTGGCAGTATTATTTAGTCCAAATTCAAAATTCCATAAACTAGCTAATTTTTTATAAAATATTTTAATATTTTTAATATGTTCATCTAATAGCCAGGAAGTATCAGTAAAATATCCTAACATATCTATTTTTTGAAATATTGAAAAACATTTATTACTAATTGTAATCTTAATATCTATGTTGGAATTACTAGTATGTGTTGTATTATTTTGTAATAGATTAGATTGATTTACATTGTATTTATTCATTGCATATAATCTAATTATATTTTGTTTGATTGTGCTATCAATTGGAAATCTTGTATATGGATTAAATATTTTTATTTTGTTATAATGATTAAATAATGTTTTAATGAATTGTTTATAACACAAATTGCTAGAATGTTTTTTTAAATTTTCATAATAATTTTCATCAGACTTAAAAATTAATTCCCCTATACTATCTATATGAAATCCATATATAAAACCTGTATCATCTTTAAATGAAATAAATTCTGCATTTGAAATATCTTTTAAATCATCTAGTGATACAAAATCACTATCATTAACACATAATTGTCTACTAGTTAATGCTGGACCGTGTAATTTGCTCTTAAATTTAGTTAGTGATTTTCTAATCCATTTTTGTAATTTTATTATTTTATTTAAATTAATATTTACATTTAGTAATGTTTCAAATAATGACACTAATAAATTTATATTATTAATTGCTAATATAAATTTTGATACATCTTGTTTTTTTATTAATTTATAATATTCTAGTGATGCTAGAATACGTGAATTAGAATAATAATCCAATTTACTATTTTCAATATATTCAATAAGTTCAATATATTTATTATTATCTTTAATATAATTTTTTCGTTGTGTTAAATATTCATTATAGATTACACTATTTACTAAAGACTTAAAATGATTAAATTTAGAATTTTGCTCCAATTCAAGTATTTTTTTATTAGATTCTATTACAAAGTTATCTTGTTCTTGTTTATCTATTGCATTGCCTATTGCATTGCCTATTGCATTGCCTATTGCATTACCCATATTATCAAATGCAGGTGTATTTGTATTTCTATGTTTTCCACAATAAAAACTATTTTTAATTTTAATATGACATTGTATTTGTTCCTTTTTATTTTTAAATGCTTTGCATTGATACATTTATACTATTATTCTTTTCTATTATTCTTTTTCTATTATTCTTTTCTATTATTCTTTTCTATTGTTCTATTTTATTAAGTTATGTTATTCTTATATTTATATAATAAAAAATTTATAAAATGAAATTATAAAATGATATAAGCACGTTTAATGTAAAGAATCAAGCAAAAAAAGAAATAGCATATATTTATTTACGGATATTTCCATTATATTTTATTAATGTATTGTGCGATGCAGATTATTTGTTTATCTTTATATTCCCATTTACTACCTCCTATTTTTACATTAACGATATCGCCTTTTTGCAACCCTGCAAATTCAGTATTACCTAAATGGTGGTGTTTAAATAGATATATTTCTAGGGGGGATTTTTCAGGGGTTGCGCTAAAGCGCAATCTACTATCTAAGACCAATGGTTGTATTGGTCTTTCAGGGGTTGCTCTTTGTTGTAAATCCCCATTAGGTGTATCAACATAACATATAATTTGTGATTTATCAATATTACCAATTTCACATTGAATAATTTGACCTATACCTGGATTACATATATCGGCTGTATATTGAATTTTATAAGTAGTTATTCCATCAAAATTAGCATTGTTAATAATTCCTAATGACCTAACAATAATTTTTATACTATTTGGCATTACATAACCAATTTTAATACATTTACCTTCGATCTTCTTCCTTAATTTTAATAAAATTATATCATCAATTTTATTATTAAGATCTGATGCTTTTAGATATATATATTCTTCCAATATAACATTTTTATACAATTCAGTATTTTTATCCAAAACTATTTCTTTTTTATCTTCCATTTATTTTTAGTATGTGATAATATAGTATGTGATTAGTATGTGATAATATAGTATGTGATAATATAGTATGTGATATTATTTTATATTGATATTATTTTATAATGAATTTTATAATGAATATAAATCAATTTTATGAAATAAAAAATCATTACAAAAAATCATTACAAAAAATCATTATTGATTACCGAAATAAATTTCGTATTCTTCTGGGGTGTAATACCATTTTTTCCCATCTAATTTTATTTTATCATTACGTTTCATTAATATTTCAATATCATTACATAATATATTTTTACTGGTTAATATATTTTTATTTTTTAATAATTTATCATCTAATTTATTAAGTTTTTTCTTAATTTCATTAGTTGATTCTGTAAAACAGGAAGCACCAATTACTGCTTTTTTATCTCCCTTTGTAATAATATCAGTAATTTTAAATATTGGTATTTCGCGACCTTTTTCATATTTTAAATAACCATATAATTTATTGCTTGGTGTTTTATTCATTATTTTTTTATGATATTCAATAATCTTTCTTAAATTGCCCTGATTTTTTTCAAATTCTTTTTCTGAATTTATTATAAATAATTCTAATTTATTTTCATTTTGAATTATAAAACCATAAATATTTTTTTTTACATCAATTTCTGACTTAGTATAAGGAAATATATCTTTCATATAAACAATATGATTTTTAATATTATTTTCAAATTTAATTTCATTATCAGTTAATTTTTCACCACGCACTATTTTTGATAATATTACTTTAATAATAATTAATTTATGTGAATACACTAGTTTGGAAAATATTATATCTATAATTTCTTCCATTTTAATTTTAATATTAAATTTATATTCTTTCTGGTAGACACCATAAAATATTTGTTCAATTTTTTCTATTGTTTTTAATAGAATATCATTATAATTTATATCTTCAGTGTCAATCAAACGCTTTTGTTCCTCATTAATTTTTGTAATGAAATTTTTTAAATCAATTTCTGATTTTAATAAAGGATTTTTCAAATTTTGTTTTTGTATTGACATATTTGGTTCCAAACTACCTTCTGGAATAAATCTTAAATAATAACCACTTAATACTATTTTACCATTTCTACCAAATTTATCCTTTATTAATATTTCATTATTTATAATTTCTTCTATCGCAGTTGTAAATGCATATTCATCATCCCAGTCAATATCTTTATCTCCTTGTGAATCTGCTCGTGAATCATCTATATTATGTGAATCATCTATATTTTTCTTTGTTCTATTAGGTCGCTTAATATTCGTATATGTTTTATCTTGTTCCCCATATATTATTTTTTTTAAATAATTTCTTAGATTACTTATTTTAACATTAAAAGTTGTTTTTAATAAGCCAATTATTAAATTTTTATATTCTTCAACCTCTTTATCATAATTAAATTTCATTATTGGTATCCCCCCTTGTAGTTTTGATGGATTTTGAAGATTTAATTGAGTTGATTTTTTATGTACATTTTTAATACCTAATGTATTGCTACAATTAAATTTGCAATTTTTCATATAAAAACAACTTCTAGAATATTCTGTATCCGCTAAACTCACTTTGATTTCTTTATTATGTGATGTTTTCAGTGGAATTAACTTATTATAATGCTGACTATCATATATATTAACATCTTTATTAAGCTCACAATCTAGTGCATTTTCCTTTAATATTTTTTCAATAACACCTGCTTTTATTGCTTTATCTTCACACATCTTATATATTGTTAAATCAATTGACTCTCTATCATTTAGGGTTGTTGCATATTGATAAACTGATACATTACGTTCTTGAGGTGGTAAATGTAAATGACTGCCTGTTCTTATGACACGTCCGATACTTTGTTCTGTTAAATTAATATTGTGCCAGGGTTCTAGGATATGTGCCTCTCGATAACCGAAAAGATTTAATCCTTCTGATGCTTTACTAGAACCAATAAAAACTTTTACTGATGTTTCGTGAATCATTTTTCGTCGTTTATCTATATATTCTTTTGCATATGCAGATAATGATTGATTACCAGAATAAATTATATAATCACCTCTATATGTATTATCTTTATTTGGTGTTTGCAATAGCGGTGTTCCGTGTTGTTTATAGCGTTTAAAACCATTCATTTCTAATGCAAATGCTAGAGGAATTACACCAGTTGAATTAAAATATGTATAAATAAATACTGGTCCTGTTTTTGAACCCTGAATTGCTAATTCAACAGCCTGTGCTATCTTTGCACCCCAATTATATAATTCAGGTAATTTAAATCTTTCGGCATATTTAGGGTCATTAAATTCATAAGTCCATTTTCCTTTTTGTTTAGTTGTTATTTTTGATAATCCTAAATCACCCACTGCTAATTTAATATTATTATTACATTCTTCTAAAGATTGATATACAATATTACTAATTTGTCTTTCAAATAAATATGCCACGGTTTGTTCTCTAAATTCATCTTTAAAACTATTTCTAGATGGTGGTAATGATTTACTTTTTTTTGATACATTAATTTTTGATACTTCTATTTCATTATCATCTGCAATTTCATTATCATCTGCACTTTCATTATCATCTGCAATTTCATCATCTTCTATATCAATTAATGGATCATCAAAAACGCTTTCATAACTCGATTCATCCATATCAACCTCACTTATAATTGGTATGTCATCATATTTAATATGATAATTTAATATATCAAGCTGATGACTTTTTAATTTACATTCAACTAATTCTAAATGCTTTATTTTATCGCTTTTATTTAATTTATTACCATTAATGTCTTTAGTGGGATAGTTATTTAAATCAAAAATTTTATTAGGTATATTGTATCTTGCACCTAACCGTATTGGAAAATCATAAGGATTATTGCCACGTAAATATGATATATAACCTTTAATATTGTCCTCTAATAAAGCTCTACCATTTGATTTTAAATTTCCATATTTATCAAATAATTCATTTTCTTTCAGTAATGGTCTTTTATCATTTAATAAAAAATAATTAATTATACTAACAATATTTTGCGGTTTATCATAAATTGGAGTTGCACTGAGGAAAATTAACCTCAAATTAATAGAATATTTCAATACAATATTTAAAACCGGGGGAACTACTTTTTCATCTTTATTATTATTATTATTACGTAATTCGTGTGCTTCATCTACAATTATTACTGCATTATTAAACATTTTTTGAATAATTGATTTTATTTTGTCCTCTTTTTGTTTAGGATCTTCAATATTTTTTGTTTTTGAGTCTATTTTATTTTGCACTTTTCGTGCCCATACCTGGGAACCTGTAAATTCATATATAGAACGAATTTCTTTATTAACTTTAGATTTTAATAAATCACAACTTGCATCACTACCAACACCACTATTCATACAATTATTTATTAAATCTGCAAATTTAGGATTTTGTAAATATGTATCACCCGTACATTGATTTAATGGCTTACGCTCATGTACCATATTAACATCAAAAATTTGCCTTTCTATTTCATCTGGTCTAATAACATATATCTTGGTATCTGAATTTTTAACAATATTTTTTAAGGATTCTGCAATTGTAATAGCTGTACATGTTTTACCAACACCCATTTCGTGATAAATTAATATACTACGATAAGGCGTATATGGCGACATAAAATTCCTTAACATTTTCTGAAATGGTTTTAAAATATAAATACCTAAATCGTGTTGCTTACTATCCCCTGATAATTGGGTATTTGTTTCAAATGCATTATATAAATCTTGCAACTTTTTATTATTTACTGTTAATTTATACTTTTTAAATATATTGTGCTGAGCAATTTTATGACTGAAATTTGGATCTAAAATACTAGGATAATATTTAGTATATTTATGTTGTTTTGTATCTAGATAACTCTCATTTATAACTTTCTTTGTATTATTTAATTTTTTTATATGATTTGTGTTCTTTGCATTCTTTGTTTTCCTTGTTTTCTTGGTTATAATATATTTTTTTCTAGGTGCCATATGTCTTTCAGTTATTTATTTCAGTTATTTCTAATCTAATTTCTAATCTAATATATAATTATATTTATTATTTTATCATTGTAATAAAATATAATAAAATATAATAAAATATAATAAAATATAATAAAAATAAAAAATAACAAAATTAATTAGATATAAATGTAATAATGGGTGTGGTATTAGATATTGATGGTATTGTTGATGGTGTAGTTGATGGTGTTGTTGATGGTATTGTTAATGGTATAGTTGTGGAAGTGGCGGATAATTTTGCAGTATTAATACCAAAATAATTACTAACATTTAAAGGTGTTATATCATACGGAAAAATTAGTGGATTACCTTTAGAACTAGTCAATGTTGCGTTTTGCCTACAAGATGATAACGGTATCCCATTTTCGTCTAATGGGCAAGGTTCTATAACAACGTGTAATGTTGCATCCTTACATTTACCATTAGATACATGTTGATTATCAAATTTCATATATTGATTTACAAATTGGGGATTAATATCAGTTAGTTTCAAATAGCAATCGAAATAATCATTGAAATTTTCCTTTAATTTTCCATTACTATTTGCTTTTTCAAAAAATATTTTATTTGCTAATTTGAATAATATAATTATAGATGCGATAATAGATATTACTAATAAAAAATAAATAATTTTATTTGGTTTCATTTTAGAATAACTTACTACGAAATCTTATTACGAAATCTTATTACGAAATCTTTATAATTTGGTTAGAAAATAGTTCCTGATTATAAATTATTTATATTGCAACCATATTTAACATTCTTACCACATTGCCCGCATCTTTGCAATTGTTTAGCAGTATTAAATATACTATATTCCCGTTGATGTTTGCATTGTTTTTCTAGTATTGCCTGGTCTGCCGGTGTTTTATGACAAAACCAACCACATTGTGCACAGACATTACTACCATTTTTGGTAGCCATTACTTTAGAATGTTCGCAAAGAATATAAAATGGTTCTGTCTCTCTAGTAAGTGCATTTTTTAAGCCAATTGTATCCACACTATATTTCATATAGATATCGCCATTGCCATTATCACCATTGCCACCATTAGGAGATTGTTGTTTTAACATCAGTAATTGACGCATATTCTGGTTCCAAAATGGATATTGAATTTGGAACTGTGGCACTGCTTGTTGTGAAAGTTGGGGTTGTTTGGAACCAATTAGGGAATTTTCTGAATATGCTGTTTCTAGAGAAGCCATTTTATTTTTAATTATATATGTTTTATCTTTTATTATATATATATCTATGTTTATATCTATGTTTATATCTATGTTTATATCTATGTTTATATCTATGTTTATATCTATGTTTATATATATTCTATATTTTATTTAGTTATTGTGTTAATAATTTGATTT